GCGGCACCTTCTGGTGATATTTTTAAAATAGCTCTTTATACTTCTTCAGCAACTCTAAACTCAGCTACAACTTCTTTCACAACTGGAAACCAAGTTCCAAACTCGGGACAATATACTTCTGGTGGTGGAAAGTTAGTTAATAACGCAACTTCAATTACAGCTGGTGTAGCAAGAGTAGACTTCGCAGACAGATCGTTTACGAACGTTACTATTACTGCTAGAGGTGCTTTAATCTATAACACATCGTTCTCAAATTCAGCGGTGGCAGTTTTAGATTTTGGAGCAGATAAAACAGCTACGTCTGGAGTTTTTACAATTCAGTTTCCGGCTAATACGTCAACAGCAGCGATTCTAAGGATCTCTGGTTAATCGTAGGAGGTAATCTCCTATGGCGGGATGGAGTCAACAAACCTGGGGTCTTGGAACTTGGGGTCTTTTAGGAGACGTTAATGTTTCAGTTACGGGCCAAGCATTAACTACAGCTCTTGGAAATGAAACTGTTATCATTGATACAAATCCAATACCAACTGGTTTACCATTAACAACTACTCTTGGTTCTGTAACTCTAGATATTGTTGGAAAAGTATTTCCAACAGGTATAGCAATGACTTCAGCTTTAGGAACAGCAGACGCTGGTCCTGATGCAATGGCAACTGGTAATGCAATGTCTATGGGTCTTGGAACCATAGATGCATTTAACCAAACAGGTTGGGGTAGACAAGGTTGGAATTTGCAAATGTAGACTTAACAGGTATTGCAATGACGGCTGCCATAACATCTCCAAATATTAATGGAGATTCAATTTTAACTCTTAATACTTTAAACGTTGCACAAGCAACTTTAGGTAATGTAGATCCTGCACCAGATGCAAATGCACTTGGTCAAGCAATGGTTGCTAATATAGGAACTGTATTAGGTTTAGCAGGTGCTGGAGCAACTCCAACAGGTATTGCAATGACAGCTGCTTTAGGTACAGCTGTAGGTGTTCCTGGTCAAAATATTGTACCAACAGGTTTTCCATTAAACAATCAATTAGCTTCAGTTTCTGTTGCAATTCATATAGATATTCAACTTACAGGTCTAAGCTTGACTATGAACCAAGGATCTGGTAGTGCTTTAATTTGGAATGAAGTTAATACAGGTTCAGCGCCTATAATACCTCCAGGATGGACAGAGGTGGCTGCATAATGAGTTTGACAGAAACTCATATTTTTAATAAAATGAACGTATAAGGAATTAAAAAATGGCG